CGATATCGTCGGGTGTATCTGGGCCGAGGGGCCTCATACACTTGAGGTTGCCGAACACAATTCACCTATGGATAATGTATCATACCCGCTCAACATCACGATGGCTCTGGACCCGTCCCTTGGGCGCACACGTACATCTGACTATACTGCCATCGTTACAATCGGCTCGGCCCCGGACGGACGTACCTACATAATTGATGTCCTGCGAAAGAGAATGTCGCCGGATGTGACCATTGATGAACTGTTCGAGAGGGTGAAGACGTATAATCCGTTGTCGGTTGCGATTGAGTCGAACGGGTTTCAGGCGATGCTGGCGAGGGAAGTGAACGAGGCCATGCGCAGGCGGAACATACATTTTCGGATAGAGGAATACCGCTCAACGAAGAACAAGGATGTTCGTATCCGCTCTCTGGTTCCGCCGGTCCGTGCCGGTACTCTCGTGTTCCCGGCAAGAGACAAGCCCCGTGGTGACTCGAATGCGCTCATATCGGAGCTTGAACTTTTCCCGAAAGCGCAGCATGATGACGCGGCTGATGCGCTTGAGGCTGCGTTCAGCAACAGGATTTCACCGCGAAATCGCGCACGTCGCGGTCGGCGAGTGCGGCACTACCAACCGCTTAGCCGCATAGGAGGATATTGATATGCCTGTACGAGTTCGCAAGTTGAAGAACGGCCGTGTTCGCGTATCGACTCCATCGGGTATAAAGGCGAAGGCTACGACACCTGCCAGAGCACGGCGTCAGGCCCGACTGTTACGCGCTGTCGAGCATGGATGGAAGCCACGAAAGAGGGGTAGGCGTGCCTGATACACGGTCATATCCGTTCGAGCCGGACAGGCCTGCAGGGCATCTGCCATCCCCGTTGGCTGTTGCGGAGGCTGCCCCGGTGGTTGGCGATGCCATATCAGGAGCAAAGGCACTGAGGGATTTGCTGCGCGGTGAGTTTGCCGATGCGGCAGTTAATGCGCTGGCGGCGCTTCCGTTTATTCCTGCGACAGTTGGTGCCGCTGTCAAACGTGGAAGACCATTCTTTCATGGAACCGGTAATGCGACAGACCCGATACAGGCTGCCGAGGATATTATCGTGGGAGGGTTTTCAAAACACACAATCAATCCGGAACTTAATATCATAGGAGCTACTTCACTTTCATCCAACCCGGTTCATTCATACATACATTTTGTAAACAAGTCTGAAGACCCGGCCAGACAGTTGTTGCAGGTCAAGCTGGACCCACGTACTCCGGTAATTGACTTGTCGCCGCATGAGTACATGTCCGGCATGTACCGTGGGCAGCCGGTATATGAACTTGCCGACAGGGCTGTATTTGGTATTCCGCGAGTCCGGTTCAATGAACACGAGGTTACTGTTCCTGCGGCCATGCACAAATACATAAAATCCATAGAGCCTGCGCCGGATAGTATTCTTGAGCAGGTTGTAAGATTTGCCGAGAAATACGGGATGGCAAAGGATGAACTTTCCGGCCTTGCATATATGGCGGAAACAGGGAAACTGACGAAACGTGATGCCAGACGTGTCCGCGAATTATTCGATGCTTTTCCCGGACTCAAAAGGGATTTGGTTACGAGTCGGCAGGTTGTTGCCGAGGCTCTGGCCCGTGGTATGGGTGATAAGGAGTTGCTTGGCCTTGTCAGGGAATCATCAAGGCTCAACAGGGCAAAGATGGCACCGCCATCGCCCGAACTCAATGATATTGTGCGCCAGTTGGTGCGAAAACTTGAGAGGTAATTGGTATGGCTACTCTTATTGACCCGGCAAAGACGAGTGCATTTAACAAGGTTCCGCTGCCTGAGAAGGTAGCGTTTGTGATGGAAACATGGGATACGTGGACAAAGGAGCGCGTGAATAAGGAAGCAATTTGGCTTGAATGTGAGAATGCGTACCTGTCCCACAACGATGAGAAGCGTATTGCACAGAAATGGAAGTCGAGGGCTTATATTCCGGCGTCGCATTCTGCTGTTGAGAATATACATGCACAGTTGATGAAAGGAGCGTTCCCTGTGACCGGGTTTTTTGATGTGCGCTCTGTATCCCCCGGTACCGATGTTCGGGCGCAAGCTGCCCGTGAACTGTTGCGCAATCAGATTCGCCGGTCACAGTTCCGTGCGGAGTTCAGCAAGTTCCTGAAGCAGCTGATAATTATTGGCAACAGTGCCGCGATGGTTGATTGGGTAAAGGAGTATTCAGGAGAGCGCCTTGTTTATGAGGGTCCTCGCCTCAAGACACTTGATATGAGGTATTTCCATGTGGACCCGTTCAGTTCTGATGAGTTTCCGAATGTCATGCGAAGGTACTGGATGAGCTATGAGGAAGCCAAGGCCACGGGGCTGTTTGACAAGCAGGCACTTCTTGAGGCCAAACAGCATGCGGTTGCTTCGGCATCGCAGGCAGACGCGAACGCGACCGAGAAGAAACAGGCATTTGGCCTTACAGGAACAATGCATCGGAGACGCGGCGACATCGAGATTACTGAGTTTTGGGGAACGATGGATATTGAAGAGGGGGTTTTCGAGAATTACGTGGTTTCTGTTGCCAACGGCTCGAAATTGCTTCGTGCCACGCCTTCTCCGTATGCCAATGGCAGGCATCCGTTCGTGTTTGCGAAGTATAATCCTGTTGCGGGTGAGGCGTATGGTATCGGAGCACTTGAGCCCGCACTGGACTTGCAGGCTCTAATCAACACGTTCACCAATCAGAAAGTCGATGAACTTTCAATCATAATCAATGGATTGTTCAAGTATATCGACGACGGTGTTATTGACGCTGAGCAGGCAGAAATTGAACCCGGTGCGTGGATTGAGGTTGGAGAACTGGATAATTTGCAAGCTATTCATCATGACCGCGCGGTTTCGCTCGCATACACCGAAATCGCTGATTTGGAAAAGAAGTTTGAAGAGGCAACGGGTGCAATCAAACTGGTAGCTGGTGGCGTACCGTCACAGCCTCGTACCGCGACAGAGACATTGGCTCTTACGCAGAGTGGTAATGCCCGCTTTGACGAGATTCTGGCGCATCTTGAAGCGACTGCTATTCAGCCAATGCTCGAATTGTATCTGCAACATAGTGCTGAGTTCATGTCGCAAGAGACATCTGTTCGCATTCTTGATAGCGAGGAAGAGCGTCAGGCTTGGGTATCTATCAGACCGGAAGACCTTGCTCATGGATATGACATTGTTCCGACCGGTGCACGGCAGACAGGATTGCGTGAAATCCGCCTGAAGAATCTTATGCAGTATTTACAGATAGCAGGTTCGACACCGCAGATTGCGCAGCGTCTTGACTGGAACAAGGTCAATCAACGCATCTGGCGTGAGCTTGGGTTCGATGATGATGATACACTTATGATGTCGGGAGATAATAATGTCGGAGAAAGTATCCAAGGACTACTATCGCAAATTGCTGGACAATCCGGCAATGCAGGAATTGCTGGAATGGGCGGAGAAGAAATACCAACTGCCACATCTGAGGGCGGAGCCGCCGAACTCGCTTCTTCCGAATTACTCTGAAGTTTATGCTTCGAGGGCAGCGGAATACAGGGTTATCAGGGAAATAAAACAATTCCTTGACAACAAAATAAAGTAGGAGGTAACTTTTATGCCAAACGACGCAACGGACACTTCGCAGGACGCAGCGCCTCAAGCCGTTCAGACTTCGCGGGCTACCATGATGGAGCCGGGATTTGCGCAGCAGAACGGTGAGAGTACCGCAACAAACGAAGATGCGAACTCCACCACAGCTGAGGATTCATCTCAGCAGGCGACGGACAATCAGGACTCTGACCGGAAATACGCGGGTCGGTACAAATCAATCGAAGAACTCGAAAAAGGCTACAAGGAACTTCAAAGCCAGTTCACGCAGCTTTCGCAGAAATTGGCCGAGAACACTTCCACCCAGCAACAGGAGCAGAATGTCCCGGATGGGTATGACCCTGAAGTGGCAAAGTCTCTTGAACCGTATCTGGAGAAATATGCGCAGCCTTTAGTCGAGAAACTGACCCAACAAGAGTATGACCGGGCATGGAGTGAATTGCGGCAAGAGTTTGGAAGCGATATTCAGGAGCGCGTGGCGGCCAAGTTCAAGGAACTTACGCCGGAAGAACAGGCGACACTGGATAATCCCGCAGGTGCGAGAACGATTGCACGGATGCTGGAGATGGAGAAAAAATTGCAAAACCAGCGTACCGATGCAGCGACTCAACCTACTGGAGCGCCGAAGACTCACAAGCCGACTGGCCCGAATCTGACACGTGAGCAGATTCTAGCCATGTCGCCTCAAGAGTACGAGGCTCGCAGGGCTGAAATCGAAGCGTTTTACATGAGTCAGTACGGGCAGAGATAATCTTGCTATAAGGAGAGAACTATGCCTCTTGGTACTAACCATCTGACAACCACCACGTCGGCCAATTTTATCCCTGAACTGTGGATTGATGAGGTTCGTCGTGCTACCGAGGCTACGCTTGTTGCTCAGGATATTGTCAAAACATTTCCTATGCAGGGCAAGCCCGGTGATATTCTGCATGTTCCTGACCTGAGCAACCTCGTCGCAAATGACAAGGCTGCTTCTACTCAGGTTACGTTGCAGTCCCCGACTGAAACCGAGTTTACGCTGACTATCAACAAACATAAGGAAACGTCCTTTATGATTGAGGATATTACAGCTGCTCAGTCTCAGTACGCCCTTCGTGCGGAATATACGCAGAAGGCCGGTTACGCCATCTCGAAGCAGATTGACACGGATGTTCTTGCGAACTATGCGTCTCTCGCTACTTCTGTGATTGGTGGTGACGGTGCTACTGCGTGGTCCCCTACGGCGAATACTAATACAGGTAATGGTACTGACCTTACCGATGCTGGTATCCGTCGTATGATTCGCACGCTTGATGACGCAAATGTTCCTGCGGATGGCCGGGTGCTTATTATCCCGCCTGCGCAGAAAGAGGTAATCGCTGGTATTCAACGGTTCAGCGAGTATCTGAACACTGGCGTCGAAGCATTGCCGAAAACCGGTCAGCTGATGGGCGGCAAGGGTGGTAAGGCTTGGGGTGAACTGTACGGCATCCCCGTCTATGTTACCACGCAATCGCCGCAGGTTGCTGCTGCCGATACTACGACCATGTATAACGTTGGCCTGCTGATGCATAAAGATGCTATTGCTCTTGCACTTCAGCAGTCTCCGCGTGTTCAGGCGCAGTATAAGCAGGAATACCTCGGCTGGTTGGTTACTGTGGATACAATTTATGGCTCCGCAGTATTCCGTGCAGACCACGGTGTTGCCTTTTATACTCCTGTATAATGGCTGAAGAGAGGGGGCCTCTGTGGCCCCCTCCGTTAGCCGCTAACGGCAGCACTAGATACAAGGAGAGAGCATGTCAAAACCAAAACAAATCGTAATCATGAATAAGTTTGGTGCAGTTCATTCGGTATCAGAAGAGTTGTACCGTTCTGTTTATCGCAATGACCCGGACGTGAGGCTTATGCGACCGGCAGAACTAAAGAAGTATGGCGAGTTGTCGAATAAGGTTGCCGAGGCACACAAGGCTCGCTTGGGTGCCGTTGATGAAGACGGGAATCCGGATGGTCCAGCACG